GCTAGCCGCCAGCGACATATCTTATGACTCTACTGATTGAACCTGAGATCGGTGTACCTCTCGCAGATGACATACCTAATGTTGATCTAAAAGAACGCGCAGAGGCAGCATGTAATACAGCGTTGAAGTTGGCAGAACATGGGCTAGACTTGGAGCCTACAGTGGAGGATGAGGACGCTGCTGCAAAACTTGCTTTGGCTTATGCTGACGATCCTGAGAAAACTTCTAAAAAGGTTACTGCAAAGAAAGCGGCGACACTTACCCCTGCCTCGATAGTTCTGACTAACAACATATTGCAAGAGTTCGGACACTCTGTAGCAGAGAGCGCAACTCAAATCAGATACCTTGTAACAAACAAGCTGCTATTAGAGTCAGAGAACGCCGACCCGCGTATACGGATTCGCGCATTAGAACTTCTAGGTAAGATCTCAGACGTAGGATTATTCGCAGAAAAGTCAGAGGTGACGGTTACGCACCAATCAACCGAAGATCTACGTAACAAGTTACGTGGTAAACTTGAAAAAATAATTTCTACAACAGACGTAGATGACATACAAGAAGCAGAGTATGAGGATGTCGTTCTAGACGGAGAAGCTCTGAATTTGAAGGAGGAGCTAGGTGTGGATGAGATAGCTGATGCGGTAAATGAAGTAGTAGATGACTCAGTCCATAGCTAGCTTTAGCGAAGATGAAGTGGAGCAAATGCTCAATAACCTTGATTCGTTTACGGATGAAGAGATTGTTGAGATAAACCGCATCGTTGATGAGCTGGAAGTACGTAGAAACAACAAAGCGGCGTATGATGACCTCATAGAATTCTGTAAACGCATGCAGCCTGACTACATCGTGGGCAAACATCACCGCATGTTGGCGGATATGCTCATGGATATTGAGAAAGGTAGGAAGGATCGCATCTGTGTGAACATCCCACCTCGCCACGGTAAGTCTCAACTTGTCTCTATTTTCTTCCCAGCGTGGTTTTTAGGGCGAAATCCGAACAAAAAAGTGATGATGGTGTCGCATACCACCGATCTGGCGGTAGATTTTGGTCGAAAGGTACGAAATCTCATCTCTACAGACGCATATCAGGCTATTTTCCCTACCGTACAGCTTGCCAGTGACTCGAAATCAGCCGGTAGATGGAACACAAACATCGGTGGTGAGTATTATGCGTGTGGTATTGGCTCTGCATTGGCTGGTCGCGGCGCTGATTTGCTGTTGGTGGACGATCCGCACTCAGAACAGGACGTAATCAACGGTAATTTTACGGTTTTTGAGAAAGCGTACGAGTGGTTTACATTTGGAGCGCGTACTCGTCTTATGCCGGGGGGTCGTGTAGCCATAATTCAGACCCGATGGCATATGGATGACCTGACTGGACGTGTCACACGCGACATGGTGCAGAATGATAGGGCAGATGAGTACGAGGTAGTAGAATTTCCCGCCATATTAGAGGTAGAGGACGAAGAAACGCAGGAGATAGTAGAGAAACCGCTATGGCCTGAGTTCTTTGACCTTGAGGCATTGATGCGAACCAAGGCATCTATGCCGACATTCCAGTGGAACGCGCAGTATCAGCAGACACCTACAGCAGAAGAGGCTGCACTGGTCAAACGTGAGTGGTGGCAGATATGGGAGCAAGACAACCCGCCAAGCTGTGAGTATATCATTATGTCGTTGGACGCAGCGGCAGAGAAACATAACCGCGCTGACTACACGGCGCTCACCACATGGGGTGTGTTTCTTAACGAAGAAGAAAATAACTACAACATCATTCTGTTAAACAGCATCAAGAAACGCATGGAGTTTCCAGAGCTAAAAGACATGGCAATGGAAGAGTATTCTGAGTGGGAACCTGATGCGTTTATCGTAGAGAAGAAGTCATCGGGCACTGCGCTGTATCAAGAGATGAGGCGTATGGGGTTACCAGTTTCAGAGTATACGCCCCACAGAGGATCAGGTGATAAACTTGCACGTCTTAACTCAGTATCTGATATTGTCGCGTCTGGTTTGGTGTGGGTTCCTCCTACACGGTGGGCAGAAGAGGTAGTTGAGGAGATTGCTGGGTTTCCGTTTATGAGCCATGATGACTTAGTTGACTCAACGGTTATGGCACTCATGCGTTTCAGGCAGGGCGGGTTTATACGACTGCCGACAGATGAGCCGGAAGAACCAGTGTATTTTAAGTCGCGGCGGGGCGGCTTCTACTAGAGACAGATTATGGCTATAGAAAAAGGTTTGTACGCAGCGCCCAAGGGTATAGAGGATGACGATACCGCTGGTCTGGAGATAGAGATTGTCGATCCAGAGATGGTTACGTTAGACGACGGTAGTGTTGAGATCACTATTATACCTGATGCAGATATAGGCGACATGGTTCCTTTTGGAGCGAACCTAGCTGAGAGTCTGGACGAGAGCGTACTGGCTGAACTCGCTGACGATCTAGTTGGTTTAGTAGATTCAGATATTGGTAGCCGTAAAGATTGGGCAGATACGTTCGTCAAAGGTCTTGACGTGCTTGGCTTCAAATACGAAGAGCGCACTGAACCGTGGGACGGCGCGTGTGGTGTGTATTCCACAGTGCTTGCTGAAGCAGCCATACGCTTCCAAGCAGAAACCATGTCCGAGACGTTCCCCGCCGCTGGGCCTGTAAAGGTCAAAATTATAGGCGTAGAAGATAAAGATAAGGAAGAAGCAGCAAACCGCGTAAAAGCGGACATGAACTACGAACTCACTGAGCGCATGGTGGAGTACAGACCCGAGCACGAACGTCTGTTATATAGCCTTGGCTTGGCTGGTAGTGCGTTTAAGAAAGTATATTTTGATCCGAATATAGGGCGACAGACAGCCGTTTACATACCAGCGGAAGATGTGGTGGTGCCCTACGGCGCTTCACATATAGAAACCGCAGAACGTGTTACGCACATCATGCGTAAGACAAAGAACGAACTGAAGAAGTTACAGGCAGGTGGATTCTACAAAGACATAGATCTGGGCGAACCACAGGCGTACCACACCGACATAGAAGAGCGTAAGGCAGAGGAAGGTGGGTACTCACTAACAAACGATGACAGATATTCCCTGTATGAGATTCACGCAGATCTGGTTATCGACGGCGTAGATGACTCCGATGAAGGTATTGCAAAGCCGTATGTTGTGACGCTAGAGCGAGGCTCGAACGAAGTGCTCGCTATACGTCGAAACTGGAACCCCACCGATCCGTTGATGTTGAAGCGTCAGCATTTTGTGCATTACGTGTATGTGCCCGGATTTGGCTTCTATGGCCTTGGACTGATACATATAATAGGGGGGTACGCTAAAGCTGGAACGTCTATTATACGGCAACTGGTGGACGCTGGCACACTTGCCAATCTTCCGGGTGGTTTGAAGTCCCGTGGGCTGCGAATCAAAGGTGATGATACGCCCATAGAGCCGGGAGAGTTCAAGGACGTAGATGTACCGTCTGGTAGCATCAAAGACAACATTCTGCCACTTCCTTACAAGGAGCCAAGCCAAACCCTACTTGCTCTGCTCAATCAGATAACGCAGGAAGGCCGTAGGCTGGGCGCAATCAGCGATATGAATATCTCTGATATGTCCGCTAACGCGCCGGTGGGCACTACACTTGCCTTGTTAGAGAGAACTCTCAAGCCAATGGCAGCAGTGCAGGCCCGTGTACATTATGCCATGAAGCAAGAGTTTAAGCTCTTAAAAGCGATCATGGCAGAGTATGCCCCCGAAGAATATGCGTATGAGCCGATACGCGGCGAAGTGAGTGCTCGCGTTGCAGACTATATGGCAGTTGATGTCATACCTGTCAGTGACCCGAACAGTTCTACGATGGCTCAGCGAGTTGTGCAGTATCAAGCTGTGCTACAGATGGCGCAGTCAGCACCGCAGATATACGACCTGCCACAGCTACACAGGCAGATGATAGAAGTATTGGGTGTTAAGAACGCCGACAAGCTAGTTCCAACAACAGACGACATACGCCCGACTGATCCAGTCAGCGAGAACATGAACGCCTTAAATGGTAAGCCTATGAAAGCGTTTATCTATCAAGACCATGAAGCGCATATAGCAACGCACCAAGCGTTTTTACAAGACCCAATTATCGCGCAAACTATAGGGCAGAACCCTCAAGCACAGCGCATTGCTGCCGCTATTCAGGCGCACATAGCAGAGCATATGGGGTTTTTGTATCGTCAGAGGATGGAAGAAAAGATTGGCGCACCCTTACCCAATCCAAACGCCGAGCTACCAGAGAACATGGAAGTCAATCTGGCTCGTCTCATGGCACAGGCAGGAGGGCAACTTACGCAGCAAAATCAGCAGAAACAAGCACAACAGCAAGCGCAGCAAAAAGCCCAAGACCCTGTGGTGCAGATGCAGCAGGCAGAACTACAGATAAAAGCGCAAGAAGTGCAGCGTAAGGCGGCTAAAGATCAAGCAGACGCTCAGATCGAACAGGCTAAACTACAGCTACAAGCGCAAGAGAACATGCAGGATGCCCAGATGGATCAGGCAGAACTAGCGTTGAAACAGCAAGAGCTACAGATTGATGCTCAGAAGGCAGGTGTGAAAATGGCTGCGGAGCGACGAAGAGATAACGCAAAGGCTGATTTAGATTTACTAAAAACTATGCAGGATTCCAACAACAATAGAGGCCAATAATGGCTGCAACCGTCTTAGACGTGCTAAAAGAACGAATAGAGTCTGACAAGGACTCTGCATTACAATTTCTTGGTGGTGGAGGAGCTAAAGACTTTTCCATGTACAAAGAAACCACAGGTTTGATCCGGGGTCTAGAAACCTGTTTGAACTATGTGGATGACCTCTCTCGCAAAATGGAGTACGACGATGAGTGAAGCTGTTGACACGGCTAAAGAGTTAGAAGCGCAACTACCTGTGCCCGTGGGTTACAGAGTGCTGGTGGCGCTACCGCAGATAGAAGAAACTTTTGATGGCACTGATCTGCTAAAGACTGATACCACAAAAAATCAAGAATACGTCATGTCTATCATCGGCCTCGTGGTTGATATGGGCGATCAATCCTATGCAGACAAGGAGCGGTTTCCTACTGGCCCTTGGTGTAAACAAGGTGATTATGTGATGTTCCGTGCTAATTCAGGCACAAGATTTAAGGTTGGTGACGTAGAGTATCGTTTGATGAACGATGATTCTATAGAAGCTGTTGTAGCAGATCCCCGTGGTGTATCACGAGCATAAGGAAGAGTAATGCCATTTCAAAAAGTTGAATACAGTTTCCCTGATGAAGAGAAAGAAACTTCTATAGAAATAGAAGACTCTGGGGAGGTGGAGATTGATCTATCTGGCAAAAAGACTGCGGAGGAGTATGCAGATACTCCTATTGAACCTGAAATTGAGGTTGAAGAACCGAAGGCAGAGCTGGAAATCGAAGTTGTTGACGATACGCCAGAGGATGATCGTAACCGTACGCCACGCAAGCCGCCAACGGATGTTACGGAGGAAGAACTGGAAGGTTACTCCAAAAAAGTACGAAAGCGCATCCACCACTTCAGTCAAAGCTACCATGATGAGCGAAGGGCAAAAGAAACCGCCGTTAGAGAGCGACAGGAGTTAGAAGCTCTTACACAACGTCTACTAGAAGAAAATAAGACGTTAAAGGGTGATGTGGGTACGACACGCGAAGCTCTGCTAGATCAGGCAAAGCGTGTGGTTGACTCAGAACTTACTGGCGCAAAGATAGCTTATAAAGATGCGTACGAGAGTGGTGACGCAGACAGGCTTATTGAAGCGCAGGAACATTTAACTACTGCCAAACTAAAAGCAGATAAGCTAGATAATTTCAAATTACCTTCTTTACAAGAAGAAGAGACTGAGGTACAAGAACCTCAAGCAGCTCCACAGAGGGCGCGTGATCCGAAAGCAGAGGCATGGGTACAAGAAAATTCTTCTTGGTTTCATGTCGATGATGAGATGACAGCGTACGCTATGGGACTGCATAATAAATTAGTCAAAGGTGGGGTTGACCCGCGCTCTGACGAATACTACGAGCGCATTGATGCTCGTATGCGAAAAGTATTCCCAGAAGAGTTCGATGAGGATGTAGAGCAGCAAGAAGAGTCGCAGGAGACACAAGAGACGCGGACACAATCTGCTAATGTTGTTGCTCCAGCCACGCGAAGCACCGCATCGAATAAAGTGAGGCTCACCAAAACACAGGTCGCACTCGCTAACAGACTAGGAGTACCTTTAGAAGAATACGCCAGACAGGCTGCACTTGAAATGAGGAACAATAATGGCTGAGAACAGGATTAAGCGAGACCACGAAACCCGTGAAACGAAGACTCGTACACGCTCTTGGCAACGACCAGAGGTATTACCTAGCCCTGAACCAGAAGACGGTTACGCTTTTCGTTGGGTTAGAGTGTCTATGCTAGGTCAGGTGGATGCCACTAATGTTTCCTCAAAGTTGCGCGAAGGTTGGGAACCCGTAAGGGCCGCAGATTACCCACAGTTCACAGTGTTGAATGTGGAGCAAGAGAAGTTCGCTGACAATATCGTTCAAGGTGGGTTGATGCTATGTAAGGCGCCTCAAGAGGTGGCAGACGAGCGGAACGACTACTACGAACAACAAGCTAAAAATCAAATACAATCTGTAGATAACAACCTGATGCGTGAGAACGACGCACGTATGCCTCTGTTTAACGATAGAAAAACAAAGGTAACTTTTGGTAACGGAACTTAATAGGAGCTACAAATGGCTTATCCTACTGTAGATGGCCCTTATGGGCTGGTTCCGGTCAAACTGTTAAGCGGTGTCCCTTACGTTGGAACTGTACGCCACTACAGCATTGCAAGTGGCTACGGGACTGCAATCTTCTATGGGGACGCTGTTAAGCTAGTGACCGGCGGCACTGTTGAACGTGATACGTTTGACGCTGCCATGACTCCAATCGGAGTCTTCATGGGTGTTTCATACACCGATCCCAACACCAATCAAAAAACCTTTAGGCAAAACTACATTGCTAGCACGGCAGCTTCTGACCTTGAAGCCTATGTATGCGATGCAACTGATGTTTTGTTTAAGGCCGCTGTTTTGTCTTCTGGCACAACGATTGGTGACTTGGCAATAACTGATATTGGCGCAAATGTAGCTGGTGTAGATAACACTGGGGATAGCATTTCGGGTAACTCCCGTTCTGGTATTTCTGATTCGTCTGCCACTACAGCAACGCTTCCATTCCGTATTGTTGACTTGGTTCAAGAAACCAAGAACAGCTCTGGCGGGTTTACCGAAGCCTATGTGAAGTGGAACGCAGGTCATGCGTTCGACAACACCACTGGCGTATAAGGAGTAAGGTAAAATGGCTATTTCAAGAGCGCAATTACTTAAAGAACTCCTGCCCGGACTGAACGCTTTGTTTGGAATGGAGTACGCTAAGTACGGTGAAGAGCACAAAGAGATCTTTGAATCAGAGACTTCTGACCGCTCATTTGAAGAAGAAACCAAGTTGTCAGGTTTCTCCGCAGCACCCGTCAAGGACGAAGGTTCTGCTATTGAGTATGACAACGCACAGGAAGCATTTACTGCTCGCTATACGCACGAGACGATAGCTATGGGCTTTAGTGTTACCGAGGAAGCCATCGAAGATAACCTCTACGATTCGCTCTCAGCGCGGTACACAAAAGCTCTGGCACGCGCTATGGCGTACACCAAGCAGGTTAAAGGTGCTGCAATTCTGAACAATGCGTTTGCATCTGGCACCACATACGGTGACGGGCAGACCCTATGTTCAACGGCGCACCCGCTTGTTTCTGGTGGTACTAACTCAAACCGTCCTGCCGTAGCGGCTGACCTTAACGAAACTTCTTTGGAAGCAGCCGTTATTCAGATCGCTGGTTGGACTGATGAGCGTGGTCTACTGATCGCAGCACGTCCTCGTAAGCTGATAATCCCACCCAACCTAATGTTTGTGGCAACTCGTTTGCTGGAAACTGAAGGTCGAGTCGGAACTGCTGACAACGATCTGAACGCGATTCGTAACAACGGGTCAATCCCAGAAGGCTACACGGTCAATCACTATCTGACCGATACGGATGCTTTCTTCTTGACCACTGATGTACCGAATGGTCTGAAGCATTTTGTTCGTACTCCGATGGCTACATCTATGGATGCAGACTTCGATACGGGCAACTCGCGCTATAAGGCCCGCGAGCGATATAGTTTTGGCGTGTCCGACCCACTTGGGATTTTCGGTTCACCCGGAGCGTAAAACGCTGCATGAGAAGGGGCACATTGTTGCCCCTTTTCTTTTTCTACTGTATAAGTAGATTATCCCTGACAGGCGCATACTGTGCCTGACACAACCCACGACAGGAGATACACATGGGTACTACAACCTTCTCTGGTGCTATTCGTTCAGAAAGCACGGTCAAAACCATCAGTAAGAACGCCACGTCAGGCACAATTACAGAGGTGGTAACGCTTGGTGACGGGCCTGTTAGCCTTGCTGATGCCGACGTAACCCTCACCAACGCGACTCACAGTGGACGAGTTCTTCTTGTTCCAGACGGTGGTCAAGATAATACTTATACGCTTCCGGCTCCTATTGCTGGATCTGTTTTTAAGTTTGTTTACGCTGGTGGCGCTGCTGATGCTACGGACGCGCTTATTGTTACTCCCGGCAACACTAATTTTTACATTGGCGGTGTTACTTTCTTAGATACGGACGGCAATGAAGTTAGCTCGGTATTTTCTGATGGGAACTCCAATAGCAGCATACAGTTGAACGTTCCTGCTGGTTTTGAAGTGACCATTATTGGCCTTAACACCACCAACTATCAGATCTTTGGAAATGTAACGAGCACAACCGCTCCTGCATTCGCTGACCAGTAATAGGAGGTAGTTATGGCTGATGCTGTAACCTCACAGACTCTGATTGATGGCCCGACGCACACGGTGATGAAGTTCACCAATGTGTCAGATGGCACTGGTGAGTCCGCTGTTACTAAAGTTGACGTTAGTGCTCTACAGCCTAACCAGAACGGGATAGCCTGTACGGGTGTAAAAATAGAACGTATCTGGTGGCAGTGTATCGGCATGAAAGTGCAGATACTGTTTGATGCTAGCACTGACCAGTTCTGTATTGAGCTAGGTGAAAACCAAAGCGGTAACCACGATTACACTGTATTCGGTGGTTTAACCAACAATGCAGGATCTGGTAAAACAGGTGACATCAACTTTACTACGGTAGGGCACACTAGCGCAGATACGTACACAATTATTTTGTACATGCGTAAAGACTTCTAAACGTGCGTAGCTACTACAAAAAGGCATCGCCATGCCTCTCGTTCAAAAAAGGTGGTATGGCGGGCATGTCTGTAAAGAGTGGGGACAAGCGCCCCACTAAGTCTGGTGCTGGTATGACAGCAAAAGGCGTTGCTAAATACAGACGGCAAAACCCCGGTAGTAAGCTACAAACCGCAGTAACAGAGAAAAAACCAACAGGAAAGCGTGCAGCACGTCGAAAGTCGTTTTGTGCGCGTTCTGCTGGACAAATGAAAAAGTTTCCTAAAGCCGCTAAAGACCCTAATTCTAGGTTAAGGCAGGCAAGGAGAAGATGGAGGTGTTAGTTGGCGTACTTGCAGAGCAACGTACCGTATTTCAAATGCTGGGTAAGGAAAGAATATACCCATAACCACGAGAAATATCATGGCGAGTTTATTCACGCTATGGCGATTGCAGTAACAACGATGCCAACTAGGTGTTTGAGTTTTCAGGTAATTTTTACTGGAGCTGAAACATACGACGAAGAAGACGAACCCAATGTGCATGGAGGTGCAATGTGGGCACGGATGCCGATTACAGCGTTGGTAGGAGATACCCCTTTAGAGGAGTGGCCCGAACCTATGCCTGTGTGGGCAGCACAGCCTTGGGATTGCAGTTCGAGGGATCACGCAGTGTACGTGCTTGACAGAGCCACACCGTGTCCTTGGATGGCTAAGATTGACGGGGAAATGTACCCCGCGAAGTATATGTTCACGGTGGACTATACGAACAACGAGATTGCAGATGACCCTGCACAACACAAGCAGAGTCATGTGATGGAGCTACTGGATGCCGGTGAGTGGACAGGCAATATTATAGCTCTACCAAACAATAGGGTGCGGGTGACACATCCCGCTTGGTTTGAAACGGGAGAAGGCGCACCAGATTTTCGTCCTTCTCAACACATTCACTACAGCAAGTCCGATCTGGACTACACGCTGGACGTGAATCAAGTGTTTGATAATCTGTATGCAGACAAGGAGTAAGCCATGATTAAGATAGATAATACGCCTCCGGGCACTAGACGTAGGCTTAAAAAGGGCGCTGCGGCACGTAGAGGTCGTGAACCTAGTAAGACGGCTGTGGGTGGCGCTGAGAACAAAGAACAGATGCGACAGAATCGGATGAGACGCGAGCGCGAAGCTAATATGGCTATGGTTAAAACTCCTAGTAAAGCCACTACCGCTGTCGCTAAAGCTAGGGCAATGGGTAGACAAGCAGCGGCTGATCCAAAAGCCACTCGTCCAGCTAAACCAGCTAAAATGCCATCTGCACCTAAAGCTCCTGCCGCAGATAAAATGAAAATCACGAAGGGCACAACTGCACCTACACCAAGACTGGAAGTTTCTCCTGAACCCCAAAAACCAGCGTTGACTAAAAAACCAACCGTGACTGGAACTGGGGGTAGGAATGTAAGTCGTGAAGGGCCATCAGGCACACGAACACGCGCCAATGTTACGCGAGAGCAGCTAAAGAAAACTGGTCTGTCGTTACGTGACTATCTTAACTTCATGGATAAGAACGACAGACGACCTACGTCTAAAGCCGACTCAGCAGCAGCTAAGAAACTTACAGCGGCGTTTGACGCAAAGAAAGCTAAGAAAACGCCCGAAAAAACTAAAGATGCCCCCAGAGCAAACATGGCACTTGCTCGTAAGACAGGCACCGCACCTAAGAAAATGATGGGTGGCGGCATGATGAAGTCGAAAATGAAAGCCAAGGGCATGAAAGCTGGTGGCAAGATGAAGGCCAAAGGCTACAAAGCTGGCGGTAAGATGAAGTCCAAAGGTTACAGTGCTGGTGGCAAGATGAAAGCCAAGGGTATGGCTGTTGGTGGCTCACTAAAGAAAGCACCGGAAGGTAACAAGGGTCTCAAAAAGCTGCCAAAGGAAGTTCGTAATAAGATGGGCTTCATGGCTAAAGGCGGCATGATGAAGACCAAGGGCTACTCAAAAGGTGGAGCCGCTGGCGGTAAGAAGCAAAAGGTTCGCGGTGCCGGTATCGCTCGTAAGGGCGTGCGTCCAGCGAAGATGCGTTAGGAGAAATATATGCCATTGCCAGCACTAGGCGCAGTAGCTCAATTTTTAGCATCAAACGGTGCTAGGGCAGCAGCCGTAAAGTTTGGAAAGAAAGCTGTTGAAGCCGCTAAGAAAGAACTTAGTGACCGTGACAAAGCTGTAAGTGACATGGCGGATAAAGCTAATATCGGCGTCAAGAAAGTACCAAGTCCTCAGTCCATACGTAGAGGACAGGATACTAAGCGTGATAAGCGAGTGGCTAAAGAAGAAGCAGAGGCCCGCGCACCTAGATCGCCTAAAGAAGAAATGCCTTTGAAGTTTAAGAAAGGCGGTAAAGTTCGCGGTGCCGGTATTGAGCGGAAAGGTCTACGTAAGGCTAAAATGCGATGAGACGCTACTATAAGTCAGGCGGTAAGGTGAAGTCGGGCGGCAAGATCTGCCCGAAAGGCAAGGCGTGGGCCAAGCGTACGTTTGATACCTACCCGTCTGCTTATGCGAACATGGCAGCTTCTAAGTATTGCAAAGATCCTAACTACGCAAAGGGTAGCAAGAAAAAGAAAAAGTAATGGCTAAAGATCCGAAAGTAGGTACGGGCAAGAAGCCAAAAGGTAGCGGGCGTAGGCTGTATACGGACGAGAATCCTAGAGATACGGTGTCTATAAAGTACGCAACCGCTCAAGATGCCCGTGATACGGTGGCTAAGGTTAAAAAGGTAAATAAGCCTTTTGCTAGGAAGATACAGATACTTACGGTGTTAGAGCAAAGAGCTAAAGCAGCAGGTAAACATACGCAAGCAGACATTGCTAAACGTGGCAAAGAAGCCATACGTAGAGCGCGAAAGGTAAAGTAATGGGTCAGCTTAAACAGTGGCGAGATCAACAGTGGGTTCGTATTGGCACCGATGGCAAGATCAAAGGGCCATGCGGCACGTCGAAAGACAAAAAGAACCCTGATCGCTGCCTACCTAAAGCTAAGGCACAGTCACTGAGCCAGTCTGAGCGTGCTACTACAGCGCGTAAGAAGAAAAAAGCTGGAGCAAAAGGTAAAACCGTAGTAGCAAATACACCGAAAGCTAAGGTTAAAACAGCAAAGGCTGGTGGCCTCATTCGCGCAAATCACAAAGGTTGTGGCGCGGTGATGAATAAGCGTAGGAAGAAAACGCTATACGTACAGGGTAGTAGACCATGACGACATCTGGAACAACTGCATTTGATATGGACTTCACGGAGATCGCTGAAGAAGCGTGGGAGCGTGCAGGTCGTGAAATGCGTTCTGGGTACGATATTCGCACTGCCAGACGTTCTATGAACTTAATGACTATTGAGTGGCAGAACCGGGGCATAAATTTATGGACGGTTGACGAGGGCACCGTCACGTTAGTCAAAGGCACCAGTCAATACGATCTACCTGCCGATACTATTGATTTGTTAGAACAAGTCATACGCACAGATTCCGGTGACGAATATGCACAGTCCGATTTGACTATCAGCCGTATAAGCGTCAGCACATATGCTTCTATACCTAATAAGTTAACAGAAGGTAGGCCGATTCAGGTTTACATAGAACGTCTTAGAGATAACCCTAAGATAAACGTGTGGCCCGTACCTGATAAGAACGATGAATACATATTTAAATACTACCGTATGCGCCGTATTCAGGATGCAGGTAGTGGAGTAGAGACAGCAGACATAAACTTTCGATTTTTTCCTTGTTTGGTTGCAGGGTTGGCGTATCACATAGCTATGAAAGAACCAGAACTTATGGCGCGTATACCCATGTTAAAAGAGATATACGAGGAGCAGTTTGCTCTGGCGGCTGGAGAGGACAGGACAAAAACGTCTGCTCGATTCGTGCCTCGCGCTACTAGGACATATTGATGTCTAATCGCTTCGCATCCACCAAAATAGCGATTGCTGAATGTGACATATGTGGGTTTCAGTATAAGCTACGAGAACTGAAAAACTTAGTACGTAAAGGAAAAGACACTAACTTAAAAGCGTGCCCTACTTGTTGGAACCCTGACCACCCGCAACTGAAGTTGGGTGAGTTCCCAGTAGATGATCCACAAGCTATTAGAGATCCACGTCCTGATAGAAGTTTGGGTGAGGCAGGGCTGAATAGCAGCAGACAGATTCAGTGGGGTTGGAATCCTGTAGGGGCAGGTGATGATCCTTTTGGTTTAACTCCTAATGACTTAGTAGCAACAGGTCAGATAGGAACAGTAACGGTAATAACGACTTAGGAGCGTTTATGAAAACACCAAAGTTTGCCCAAGTTAAAGGCGTGCAGCCTGTTAAAGAAGCGCCCAAGCCTGATATGTCTGGCGTGAAAACTACTGGTATTAAAATACGCGGCACTGGTGCTGCAACAAAAGGTACGATGGCTCGTGGCCCTATGGCGTAAGTAATGAACTACACTGAGCTAAAAACAAACATAGAAGACATCTGTGAACTTACATTCACGGACGATCAGCTTGCTATGTTTACAAAACAAGCGGAACAGAAGATATACAACGCTGTTCAAATACCTGCATTGCGTAAAAACGTAACTGGCACCATGACAGCAAGCAATGAGTATCTGGCGGTTCCTAGTGATTTTTTGTACGTGTATAGCTTGGCAGTCATAAACAGTAGCGGCAGCTACACATTTTTGTTGAATAAGGACGTTAACTTCATACGTGAAGCGTACCCAACCAGCACGGCAACAGGGGTGCCCAAGCACTACGCAATATTTAACGATGATGTATTTATTCTTGGGCCTACACCTAACAGCAGCTATTCAACAGAACTTCACTACGGATACTACCCAGAATCTATAGTCACTGCGGGCACTACATATCTAGGTGATGAGTTTGACTCAGCACTGTTAAATGGCGCTTTGGTAGAGGCTGTGCGGTTTATGAAAGGTGAACCAGATATGGTTGCGTTGTACGAGAAGATGTATGTGTCCTCTATGGGGCTACTTAAAATTTTGGGTGACGGAAAGCTACGTTCAGATACGTACCGTTCCGGTCAAGCTAGGCTAACAGTGCAGTAAGAAGTTATATGGTTTTACAAGCTCCACAAATGGAAGTAGGTAATGTTCTTGTTGCTACCACAGAACACAAGGGGCATGACCCTGAGTTTTGGGCACAAGCTGCCGCAGGTAGAATTGTAAGTGTGGGTGGTAGTTGTCACCCCGTGATAGCGCAACAAGCAGAAGCATTTAAAGAGGCGGTCAGAGCCACAGCTTTGCACTACATAAAAGAAGCAATAAAAAGCGATAGGACAACACTTATTGCAGAACTAGAACGTCAAGGTCATAAGGACATGGCAGACATACTTAGGAGTTTATAATGGCTATATCTACGGCTATGTGCACATCCTTCAAGCAAGAAATTCTTGTTGGTACGCACAACTTTACTGCCACTTCTGGCAATACGTTCAAGCTAGCTTTGTACACAAGTTCGGCTTCTTTGGGCGCAAGCACTACTGCTTATTCAACGTCTAACGAAGTGTCTGGCACAGGGTACACAGCGGCAGGTGCAGCGTTAACCAGTGTGACGCCTACAACGTCAGGCACTACAGCACTCTGTGACTTTTCTGACCTTACATTCAGCTCAAGCACGATCACCGCAAATGGTGCGCTTATATACAACGATACACAATCAGATAAAGCTGTTTGCACGTTGGCATTTGGTGGCGATAAGACCTCAACTGCGGGTGATTTTACGATTCAGTTCCCGACAGCAGATGCGTCTAATGCGATTATTCGCATCGCGTAGCGAGTAGTATGTGGCAGATCTTAATGGGTGGGGCAGAGGCACTTGGGGCGAAGGCCCGTGGGGTCAAGCAGATCCTATTGAGGTCACAGGTGTTTCCGGCACAGGTGCGGTCACCACAGTTACAGTCAGCGCAGGGGCAGATGTTTCTGTCACAGGTGTTTCTGCAACAGGGTCAATCGGCTCCGTCACGATCATCGAAGGGTCGGGCGTCACTGTCTCTATTACAGGTGTTGCGGGAACAGGCGCTGTTGGTTCGGTTACGGTTATCGGGAATGCAAGCACTTCGGTCACAGGCGTTGCAGGTACGGGTACTGTTGGATCGGTTACGGTCAGTGCAGGAGCTAATGTATCCCCAACGGGTGTTGCGGGCACTGGCGCAGTTACGGCAGTTACCGTATCCGCAGATGCTAATGTATCTACAACAGGCGTTGAAGGCACCAGTGCAGTTGGGTCAGTCACTACAACAGGGGGCGCAAATGTATCGCCTACGGGTGTTGAAGGCACTGGCGCAGCAGGCACAGTCTCTATCGGGTTGGGTCAGACGATTGTTCCAACGGGTGTTGAAGGCACTGGAGCGGCTGGTGATGTAACAGTTGCTGACACTGTTATTGGTGTTACAGGAGTATCTGCAACGGGTGCGGTAAATATTGTCAATGTGTGGGGCTTAGTGGATGATAGTCAAACGCCAAACTACTCAACTATATCGACAAGTCAGACACCAAGTTACTCAAGCGTATCAACGAGTCAGACTCCAAATTGGGAAGAGGTAGCTTAATGCCACGTAAAGTGAAAAAGGTTATTAAGGGTTTAGAGAAAGCCTCAAAGACTCACAAGAAACAAGCGGAAGTGTTGAAAAAGCATGTGGCGTCTATGAAGAAGCCAAAGCCTAAGACTAAAAGTCG